CAAAACCTCCAGCAAAACATATAGTATATTTTCTTGAATAAATGAAGTAGTAAGGATTTTCTTGAGTTTCAGGGTCTCTTGTGAAGTCAGCGACACCACATTCGAATGCTGTTTGGCCACTTGTTAGTGAAGAGTTAGAAATCGTAACAACGGTTGCCCCTGAATCCATGTGGAAACCTTTACTTAAATAATTCCATGGTGCCCCTTCAACAGGAAGTGGAGATGTTACCCAATTCAAAGGATTTTGTGTTCCTTTATATTGTAAGAATGAATCATCAATTCCAAACTGACTTGAGAAACCTAAATAAGTTCTTCTAACAATATCTCCTGAAGATTCAGTAACATCGGTTGGTGCTCCAAATGGAGGATTGTAAATCACTTCGCCAGGGAAATAATATTTTGTTTTGAAAATCGGAACTGGTGAAGGGTTACTTACTGAAGAGTATTCTCTTTGAGTGTACCCATAGAAACCACAAGGAATTGCATCGATTGGAGCTTCGTCAGCCAACTCAATCATAATGTAACGCGAAATCAACGCATACTCTCCGTCACTCGAACCAATTTTCTTAGCTACGAAATTATTGGAATTAGGATCCATGTTACAGTTAGTGAATTTCTCGATTACCACAGGATTAGCATCTGTGTCGAAGAAATTTCTAACCAACACGTCAAATGACATATTATTAAATGATAAGTTAGCAATAGAAACTTTTACCTCTGTATTTGCGGCGTTACCGTCAGAAATTGATATAAACTTGAATAAGTTATAAACTTTATTACCTCTAAGTTCAGATACTAAATAAGGTGTACTTGGTGACTTATATTGAGTTGCGTTGTATGCAATTGATTGTGGGTCCTCACTTCTAGCCCCTTCAAGTGCAATTAAATTACAATTTAATCCACGAATATATCCTTGATTATAAGCGTAAGTCAAAGTAGATGGATAAATTTCTTCAACATATACAGGAACTTCATTTCTTGACTTTCCGAAATTATCAACACCTAATACTTTTGTAATGAACTTTGGTGAAGAAGGAGACATGGATGTCTCAAAAGAGAAATTATCATTATCCTTTGTAACACCTGAAATTAAGAATCCTTCAAATGGAGATTGAGTAACTCCTGAGTATTGCTCAGTACATACCAATTGTAAATCAGTCAATCCACTAACCTCATAAATTGGTCCGTGGTTATCACTTGTTGAACTATTAATATATAAAGATATACCTCTAGAACGTAAAGTTGCTACAACCATGTTGTTATATTCAGAATACGCTGTCCCTGAATAAGTGTAAATACTACCTGATACTGTACCAGAGAATGTTGAAGATGCTCCTGTTGTTAAAGAAGAAACATAATAAAAGAATGAATATCCTGAGTATGCATTTCCTGATGTAATATCAAAGTTAGCGTAATACCATGGGTCATTTGCATCAGATGACAAGTCGTTAGTTGCGATATTAACTGTATCACATTCATACTTATTAATAACGTTTGAATAAGTTGCAGTTAAGTTATAGTAATCACTTTCAGGAAGAGCACCATATACAACAGTAGTGTTAGCCGATAAAGATGGTGTCAGTGCCACATCTACAAGTTCCGATGTAAAATCCAATCCTAAAGTTGATGTACCACCATTCAATCTGTATTGATTATTGATGTACGCTTGAACTACTGGAGGAAGAGCTCCACCAACAAATTGTACTGTATTACCTGAAGATGAACCGGTAAACTGTGCACTCCATGTTGTACCAGTCGCAGGACTAAGACCTACGGTTAATGGGTCAACATTCGCAGTTACCTTAATGCTCCAAGATGGTCCAGCGTCATAACCTGATAAACCTAAAATTCTTGTAACAAAAAGTTGATTAGATTGTTGTAAGTAAGACTTTGCAATATATGCCGCCTCATACTTAGGGATTTGTGTGTTTATAAATTTTGTAGGTTCAGTCCCCCCAAAATATGCTTGAAACTCATCGTAGTTTGTGATAAAGATAGGTTCGAATGCGGGACCTTTGATTGTTTCCCCGACTAAACCTAACGTAGTAACACCTACACTTTGAGCCACAAATGATAAGTCAGTTTCAGACGTATATACTCCAGGCGATACGTATACCTTTTGATTTACTTGTGTTGCTTGAAAAAACATAGTTCAAAATTATTGTTAGCAAATTTATTTTAATGATAAATATTCATATCTAAGTGAAAAAACTTGACTTTTGAATATCTATTTGTAAGGAGTATGAATTTATTCTACCTTTTTTCTACCTATGAAAACAACTAAAGAAATAAAGAATATCAAAATATCCCCTGAATCCCACGAGATACTAAAAAAGTACTGTGAAAAGCGTGGGATAAAAATCTATAAGTTTTTGGAAAATCTTATAATAGAAAATTGTAAAGAGAAGAAAGATATCTATGGTGAGGGTTAAACCAACTGAGCTTCGAACTCAATGTTAGATTCTAAAGTGTTGTCATTTTTGACTACATCAATTCTTAAAATATCATTTGTTGTGATTTGAATTTCTGAAACATCAGTACCAAAATAATCACCATTTATATAGACATCAAAACTATCGATATTGGTCGACCCAATCAAAGACATGTTTGCTCTGAAATCAATAATTTCACTTAAGGTGTCATTTCCAACTATGTATAAAAAGTTGGATAAAAATTCGTCAGGATTTTTAGGAAACTTTGGTCTTCTTCTTTTTAATACGGTAGTATCCAATTCCATAATTTGAGCAACTCTTGCAATTGCAGGTTTGACTTCAAATTCCTCTTCATCAATCAAATAACCTAACATAGTGAAGTCATAAGTCTGAATAAAATATTTTCTAGCATCCATCTGCATTTGTGACTCATCAGATATATTATTAAGAACTATTGGAACATATTGACCTTTAATAAAAGTATATGCTTGTCTTGAAGAAAACTTTTGCATCACAATTTTATTGAGTTGGTTAAGTTCTCTCATTCTATTACATACAATCTTCACACTATAATTGATATCAACAGGTACTGGTTGAGGTATTGTGTAAATGTCCATACCTTGTTCATTTCCATTCCAAGTTGGCACAGAAGCGTAATAGAATTGTTTTCTGTTAGGTATATTATATTTTAAGGACGGATTAGTCCCGAATTTAACTTCAGGCTGCCTTACCACAGTAATGAATGGTGGTTCAGGATTAAAATCCAAGTTGGTAAACAATGCCGTTTCAACATATTGAGACCAATTTTGTGTTGTGATTATAATATCGACCATCGGAATAATTTTTCCTGCGGTCACAACTTTAAGGTCTTCTTTGACAAAATCTAGCATACCTCTATCCAAATCAGCATGTAATACTGACTTTGGCAAATAAGTTCCGTCTTTGTTTATAAACTCAAGAAGTTGTTCTCTTCTTGCATACAAAGTTTTCTTTGGAACTAAAGGTAATGTAGGTTTAACTTGTTTTGGTAATGGCATCTTTTTTTATTTTTTAGAATTATCATGTCCACATTTATGACACATGTAAGGGTCTTTCCCTCCTTCAGATAATTTCCAAGACCAACCACATTCATCACAAATAACTTTCTCTTTGGTGACCTTTTCAACTATTCGAGCCAGCTGAGTTTCCCTAACAATAATTTTCATTATATTCCCCTAAATTCGTTTTCACTTACATAAGTGGCAATAACAGTTCTATAGAAAGGTTTGTATCCACCGTATGTATGTTTATTATCCGATTTTACATATCCGTCATCACTAACGGCATAATATCTAACTCGGTCTTCAGATTCATAGTATCCAATGTAATCCCCCATAAATATTTCAACACCCATATCATCCAAAGTTTTTTGATAGATACTAAACTGCATATTACCTGGTTCTTGTTGTTCTATTTTAGAAGTTCCAATATTTTTATTAGTCGGAGCCATAACTTTAACTAATCCTTTTAATTCAACAGGTGCAAGAAACTGTATCCCATCTTCCAACACTTCTCCATATACATCATCAGTTTTTGTCTTTCTTCTATCAATACGGTAAAGTACTATGGTGAAATTCATATCACCGATTAACCATTCTTCACCCATGCCGATATCTAAACTATAATCTTCAGCACCGAAGAATTTACCTAATCTTGTTATTGGAACTAACTTTTCTGCCATTATATTATATGATTACCTATATGTTGATAAATACTCAGTTTATAACTATATTTTA